ATAATAGATTCAAGATTAAACTGTGTTAAATTATGATTCTTTAAGTTATAAAATATAACCTCGTTGTTATCATCTTGTTTAGATAATATTTTCTTTAGTTCTTTTACAATCATTATACCATCTCCTCTGATAAGAAACCTTTCAGGTTTTCTGTTGATATATCTTTTAACAATTCTTCTATAGCAGTATAATCTTTAATATCTGCATCTTTTTTAATTTGCTCTACAACCTTTTTTAATAATTCAAAATCAATCATTATACCATCTCCTTGTTGTTGTTATACATTTCATTCCATGTGTCATCTAACTGTATGCCCTTGAGTATATGTGCAATCACATCAACTGTCCACCCATTTCCAATCATCTTGTATCTTTGTGTCTTTGATACATGGTTGGTATAATTTTCTGGTATAGTTTGTAATCGTTCACACTCTAAAGGTGTCAGCTTTCTCCAACCATAATCATCTTGATTAACTACTACGTTATCTTTTTGTACAGTCGTAAGACAATTAGATATATTATCTTGTCTTGCTTCTAACTTAGTAGTGAAAGGTAAGTCTAGTTGGTTATCTTTTCGTATACCATTCTCATCTAGTCTACGATTAACTACTCTAGCTATGGCAACCTTTGGTTCTCTATGTCCACCTTGCATGGTAGTTAGAGTAGGTGCTTTACCTTCAGCAGAGTAAACTCTTTTGATGCTATCATGCCCTCTTATATCAGCACTACCTACCCTAATTAATCCTTCCTTAGATACAGTTGGATTAGGTTTCTTTACAAAGGTAGGTATCTGTCCTTTCCACATAGTAGCAGTAAGACAATTAGCTTTGTCATCTTCAACTGATTTAACTCTATCTCCTCTTGGTTTACCTCCCCAATTATTAACTAAGTAATTAGGTACATCTCCAAAAGGTAAGTCATCTAATATATCTTTAAGCATGATACCTTTATCTTTAGGTTGTGATATATTCATAGGAACATATTCATCATTAACTAATTGAGCAAACCAATACAATCTATTTCTAGATTGAGCAGATAGTAAAGATGAATTAATAAGTATAGGTTCTACTCCCATATATTTTGATATGATATCTTGAGATTCCTTTTTCATTCTTACATTCTCAAGTAATACATACTTAGGTTTAACTACATCTCTTAACCTAATAAAATCAAAGAATAGTTTTGATCTAGGATCATCAAAGTTTAATTGCTTACCACTAAAGCTGAAGCCTTGACATGGACTACCTCCTATCATTAAGTCTATATCCCAATATTTAATCTCATGCTCATCAAGTTCAGTAATATCTCCTAACTGTCTTGTATTAGGAAAGTTTGCTTGAGTTACTTGGATAGCATACTTATCTATCTCACTTGCATAATAAGTATTTTCTTTACCATTAAAAGTAATACCTAATTTTTGTAATGCTAATTGACCACAACTAGCACCATCGAAACAACTTAGTACATTCATTATGTTATCTCCTCTCAGTTAATATATAGGTTGTTAAGGTATACATTACTTAGTATCTATATATACTCTTAAGCATTTAGATTTTTCAATAGGTTGTCCTCTCTCATATTTTCTCCAACCTTCTGACTGTTTAGTTTCTTCATCAAGATACTGACCTCTTACTCTCATCTTGTAGCTATCTTTATTTAAGTAAGCTTTCATATTGTCAACTAATGATTTACCAAAAGAATCATTAGGTATTTCACTAAACATTTTTTTATCTCCTTTAATTCCTAGAAGATCATTAGCTATTCTATATTGAGCTTTCCAATACTCTGCATTGTCTACTTCCTTTTGATGTTTTTCTTGCAACTCAAATATGTGTTTATCTTTTACATCACAGTTGTCAAACATGATTGCATACACCTCACGTAAGTTGTCATACTTCTGTTTTAGTTTTTCTCTCTCATCTAAATCATCTACACAAGATACAAAGTTATCCTCTGCAAGTTTCTTATAATATTTAACCTTGTCCATCATTTTAATAAATGCTCTTATCAAATGTTGAAAGTCCATATGTGATATAGGTATATCTTTACCATCTGCTTCTGAATAGTAATCCTTATAGTTTAAGTCATACATATCACTTGCTAGTTTGCCACTAGTTGTAGTTGCTCCTAGCATTTGTACTACTCTATGTATCTTCATTTTATTTTCCCTTCTTTTAAACATAAACTCTAGATGCTATACCATTTTCATGGTGTAAAGATTCCATATGGATATTACCTATCCAATCTTTAGGTATCTCATCTGCTCCTAGCATAAAGTAATCATTCTTATATGGATTATAAGTTACTCTATACCAATTAAATGTTCTATCATTAGTTATACGATATGCAATATAACCTACTGCAAATGCATGAACATTTTTCTTACCTTCTTTTCTTACTCTTTCTTGACCACCTTTTCTAACTACAAATTTTGCTTCACTTAAACTTATATGATCTACATGGTCAATAACTAAACCACTTTTGCAATCTTGGACACTCCATATTTTATTATGAAGATTCCAATATACTCTAACTTTTTTCATGGTTAAACTCTTTTCTTTCTTTCATTTGCTTAATAATTTTTATTAGCAAATCATCAAAGTCATCAGTTGAATATTGATCTAGTAATTCTTCAATCATATCATTAGTACTCCCATCTCTCATTTAGATTAGCTTCTTTAAGAATGTAATCTCTAGCAAATGGTTTATATCCTTCTCCAAATTGGATACCTATTTCATTTACTATATCATTCATTCCCCAACCTCTAACTTTAGGATTACTTTTTCCCAAAGCTTGTAGCCTTTGTATCTCCTTCATCATGTAGACTACGTTATCTTGATAGTCGAAAGGTAAAGGTGCTATTGGCTTGACTGTTACATCATACAACCATTTTTGTTTCTCATCCATTAATGTTTTCCTTTCACAATAAATAATGTTAGTGTAGCACCTACTCCAAGTGATAGATAATTTACAAGTAATGCAATTAAATCTATATCATATGATATCAATTCAAATGTTCTATAGAACATAAAAGAACATAACAATAATAAAAATATTAAAGATGTTTTAGTTATCATAATTAAATCTCCATTCATCAGTTGCATCTATTAGTTTTGGTTTTACTTCCATAATATCTTTTATGTAAGCATCTCCATATTCCCAACTATCATATGTCATAGGTGATTTACAAGCAGTATACCATCTTGCATATGGATTTTTCTTTTCATTATCTTTAGTTTGATATGTCTTTAATATTTTCCATTCAAAATACATACCATTGTTAGGGTTATCAATTCTATAGGTAGCATAACTGCTACCTATTTCTTTAGTCTTTCCAAAAGAATTTTTAGCCATATTATTTTACTCCCTTTCTAGTAAATTTTCCACTTGATCTATCTCTATTAACTAAAAGATATCTAAAGTTATGTGATACTGATCCAATAGGTTTACCATATCTTTTAGTAGTTCTGTGAAAATATAATCCTTGAGTAGGAACAGTTGGTATTGTATTTAATTTCTGCATATCATTCTCCATTGGTGTAGCAGTTGAGTTGTCATTGTTATTATTTGTATGTATATAATTCATATCGTTTTCCTTTTTAAGTTTAGTTTATATAATATATATGGGTTGTTAAGGTATACATCTAATAAAGATGTTGTTTAGTATCTTCATAATCTACATAATTTCCTTTCTCCTTTTGCCATTGTTTAAATACTTTATTTAAATCATCAGTTGAATTAACTGTTATGTAAGTTAGTTCATCTGATGAAACTAAATTATTATCATCATCGTATACGTCTAAATATAATGGGTTAGTCATTTTATTTTCTCCTTAGTTTAAATATGTTAGATGTCTTAAGCTTACGTCATTAGCTGAATGGTATTTCTTAGGATAAATTGTAGCTAAATATTCACACCAATTATTCCAAAGGTATTCACAACCACCAAGCTTATTACAAGTTGTAATATATAATTCAGCTTTATATCTTGCAGTTTCTATTAAGTTTCCATAGGTTTTAAAAGTTGAAGCTTTTAATCCAAACCTTTTAAGATTATGTACATCTAAACATCCTATTTTACCAATACATAACTGCAATACAAAGCCACCTTTAACTAAATCTATACCATGTATTGATCTAATTAATAAAAGCTTATCTACTAAGCTTATTTCTTCATTAAATATGGTATCATATAATTCCTTTTTCATTTTTATTATTTGTTTATATGCTACTCTTTTACTTCCATAAAGATATTTACTATCAATACCTTCAGCTTTTACATCAAGCATATGTTCACCAATTTGTGACCAATCTTTTTGTATTGAAAGTAAAACCATTAAGAAAACTTTGACCATATTATTAGGATTTTTTCTTGCAAAGTTTTCTATTAATTTTTGATGTGTATTAAACATTACTTTTCCTTTGTAAAATGTTAAGTTGGGTAAAGAACATTAGGTGGTACATGGGTTCTTTTCACATATTTTATATGCTACTTCGACCATAGTATTACTTTGCTTTTCTCCACCTAATATTCAAGTGAATAGTAATAATATCACTACTTACTTGACTATTAGTTGGCAAAGGTAGTAGGAATCGAACCCACATCTTCAAGGTTGGAACTTGATGTCTTTCCATTAGACGATACCTTCATGTAACATTACAAGACTACTCTTGTTCTTCAGCTTTTTTGCCTATCTTCGAGTAGTCTTGCAATTCTTTTTATATTTCTCCAAGTTCTTTTAATTCATTTTGATTTATTTTATGATCTATTGCATACCTAAAAGTTTCCTTACAAAATCTAGGATTATCTAATTTACAAAAACTTATTATGTCATTAACAGTTTTATTATTTAAATCATTATCAACTATTATATTTACTAATTGTTTAAAGTGTTTTCTTGTCATTTTTATTTCTCCTCATATGTTTTAAATTGTCTTGCCATTCTTTTAATCTTAACAAGTTTTAAGTTTAATTTATATAGTTCGTTTAAATAACTATCATTAATATTAATTCCTTCTCTAATTGTTAATTCTAATTTTTGTATATTATTTAAAACAATATCATTTAATGTATCAACTTCACTAAAAGATAATCCCAAGTCTTGTAATTTTTCTAATGTATTTAAATCTATTGCCATTGTTTAATCTCCTCAATAAGTATATAGGTTGTTAAGGTATACAATTATATAATTTCTAATAGTTTAGATTGTAATATAATTGTTTTAATTAAAGCCTTATTAATTTCCATTTGCTGTTTAATTGTGTATTTATGTTTTCTTCTACTATGATTATTTAATTCAGTTAATAAATCAAAATATAAATAATCTATTTGTTTATCTATTATATTATCTAATTGTTTATTCTCTTGTATATCTTTAATGTGTATAGTCATAAGTTAACCCTTTTTAATTAATAAGTTAATGTTTAAGTTTAAATAGATTAATCATTTTATCTTTTAAACTTTTCATAATCTATATGGGTTGTTAAGGTATACAGCATTAAAAAACCTAGTTAAATCAATGGGTTAGTATGGTTAGGTTAAGGAGCATAAATAGGTTTAAAATAGGCATAATTAAGACAAGATAGATTAATTATTCTAAAAATTTTAATCATGGAGGTTTTTTTAGTATAGTAAAGTATGCATATGACACACCCCTACCCACAGATTCTACACATACATATATATATAATATAGGTGTGAAACATATTTTCAAAAAAACTAGGGTCTTTAACCATTACTAGATTGGGGATAATTAGAATACAAAATCCCTTCTTGTATTCTAAGAATATAAGTTAGTTTGTTGTATAATTTATTGGGGGATGGGTAGCTATTTACCCTCTGGAGTAATAAATATAAAATAACACATTTCTTATGTTTTGGCAATATGCTATAATAAAAAAAAATAGGAGAATAAAATGTTTGAAGCTTTTGTATTATTATGTTCTATATATAATCCCTATAATTGTGTTACTATGCAAGATACAACAGGACCTCATAAAGATTATAATAGTTGCTATAATAGAATTACAGAAATGACAGAATTAGCTAACAATAATATAGAATACTTCTTTCCTAAAAAGTATGCATGTGCTAAAATAAACTCATCAGATAAAAAAAATAAATTAAAAATATAATGCTAAATACTATAGAAGAAATAGATTCATCTATAACACCTTATATATTGTTAAAAGACAACCTAGAGAAGTATTCTAATCTAGAAGCTTCCACAGATTTCTTAACTTTTGTAAAGATATTTGCACCCACTCTTGTATCCGACTTTAAGATGGGTAAGCATATAGAATTGTTATGTCAAAAGCTACAAGGTGTAGTAGATGGAAATGTAAAACGATTGATGGTCTTTCTACCACCTAGATCATCTAAGTCTCTTATATGTAGCAAGCTATTCCCGGCTTGGTATATAGGTAACTTTTCTAATCACGAAATAATGTCAGTGTCTCATAGTGATCAATTAGCAAGTGACTTTGGTAGAACAGTAAGAGACATAGTAAATACTAATAGATTTCAAAAGATATTTAAAGGAGTAGCTTTAAGAAATGATGTAAAGGCTGCAGGTAAATGGAAGACCAATAAACATGGGTCTTACTATGCTGCTGGTGTAAGAAGTCAAGTAGCAGGTCGAGGTGCTAACGTAGCATTGCTAGATGATGTCATGTCTGAGGAAGATTCTTTTAGTGAAGCAGGAAGAAGATATATAAAAGAATGGTATCCAGCAGGACTACGTACTCGTCTAATGCCCAATGGATCAATCATAATTATTAACACAAGATACCACTATGATGATCTATGTGGTTGGCTATTAAAACAGGAACAAAATGCAGAAGCCTATACATACCCTTGGGAAGTCATCAGCATACCAGCATGGCTTGACGAAACAGCAGCAGAACTCTTACAATTACCCGAAGGAACTTCATACTTTCCAGAATGGAAAACAGACGAAATACTCAAAATTGATGAACAAGAAATACGAGCAAGTAATGGAGCTAGATATTGGAACTCCCTCTACATGCAAGACCCTTCCCCTGACGATGGAGGTATCATTAAAAAGAACTGGTTTCAATGGTGGGATTATGGTGATCCTCCTCCATGTGAGTTCATTATACAAACGTATGATACAGCCTTTAGTACTAGGAAAACAGCAGATTATAGTGTCATACAAACGTGGGGTATCTTTTCTGACTACATGGAAACGTCAGAGGGAGGAGAAGTATTGGTCAGCAATCTCATTCTCTTGGCTAGTACCCGTGGAAGATTTGAATATCCTGAACTACGAAGAATTGCACAGGATTTATACAAGCAGTACAGACCTGACGTCTGCATCATTGAAAAAAAAGCATCAGGACAATCACTCATTCAAGACATGAGAAGAGCTGGGCTGCCAGTGCTAGACTACTTACCTGATAGAGATAAAGTATCTAGGGTGTATGCATCAACACCATTGATGGAATCTAAAAGAGTATGGATACCTAAAGATAAAGTATGGGCAGATGATTTATTTGCAGAGTGTATGTCCTTTCCCAATGGATCACACGATGACCAAGTAGACTGCATGACTATGGCAATACATTATATGAAAGACAGTTGGAACTTAATTCACCCTGAAGACCCTAATTGGGAAGATGATAATAATCATAGAAAACAAAAACGTATTGCATATTGGAGAACATAAGAGTATAATGAAAAAACTAGGTAAAAAAATATATATAAAGATATTACAGTCAAGAAAAAAAGAAGCTTTAAGACAAATGAAATCTTTTTGTTGGAGGATAAAATAAGTGGCTATAGAAAAAAATCCTAATGATAGTATTCCTAAAGTAGACAATGTTATTAAATTAAATATGGAACAACCAACTGAAGGTGTTAATTTTGAATTAGACCCTAGCACAGGTGAAATGGATGTTGAGTTTAATTATGATAATGAAGTTGAAGAAGAAGTAGATGAAGAAACAAACTTCTATGATAACTTAGCTGAGTCAATAGATGAAGATGATCTAGACGATATAGCTAGTCAAGTTATAGAAAAATTTCAAGCAGATAAAGAATCTCGTAGTGAATGGGAGTCTATGTTTGAAAGAGGATTTGATTTATTAGGATTAAAGTTAGAAGATACTTCAGAACCTTTTGAAGGTGCTTGTACAGCAGTTCATCCTTTATTAATTGAATCAGCAGTAAAGTTTCAAAGTAAAGCAAGTCAAGAATTATTTCCTTCTAAAGGACCAGTCAAAGTACAGGTGTTAGGAGAGATTACAGAATCAACTCAAAGACAAGCTAATAGAGTTGAAAGTTTTATGAACTATCAAGTAACAGAACAAATGCCTGAGTTCTTTGATGAGTTTGAAAGAATGTTATTTCATTTACCACTCATAGGTTCAGCATTTAAAAAGATTTATTATGATGCATCGTTAGAAAGACCTGTAAGTGAATTTGTACCTATAGATCAATTTTATGTATCTTATTATGCTAAAGACTTACGTACAGCAGATAGATACACTCATGTATTATATAGAAGTCCTTTAGATTTAAGTAGACAAATAGAAGCAGGAATGTATTTAGATATAGACCTTCCTTCTCCTACAAATCCTAATCAAACTTCTATGGCAGAAAAGATGGACAATGTAACAGGTTTGTCTCCAACATCTGACTCTGACCCACAGTATGTATTACTTGAGCAGCATTGTTATTTAGAATTAGAAGATTACCCTACAGCATGTCCTTATATTGTAACAATGGAAGAAGCTTCAGGTAAAGTTCTTTCTATTCGTAGAAACTGGGATGAAAAAGATAAGACAAAACAAAAGAAAATGTTCTTTACCCATTATAAGTTTGTACCGGGATTTGGTTTTTATGGTCTAGGACTAATACATTTCTTAGGTAATTTAACTATGTCAGCAACTGCAGCTATGAGAAGTCTTATTGATGCAGGTCAGTTTGCTAATTTACCGGGAGGATTTAAAGCTAAAGGTGTAAGAGTTGTAGGAGATAACGATCCTATAGCACCGGGAGAGTTTAAAGAAGTTGAAGCTACAGGTATGGACTTAAGTAAGTCAATTATACCTTTACCTTATAAAGAACCATCTCAAACATTAATGGCTATGTTAAGTTTTGTAGCAGGAGCTGGACAAAAGTTTGCTGATACGACTGAACAAGTTATAAGTGAAGGTTCTAATTCAGGACCTGTTGGAACAACTATGGCATTACTAGAAGCATCTAGTAAATTCTTTAGTGCTATACATAAAAGATTACATAAGTCACAAAGAGATGAATTTAAAATTCTTGCTCGTATAGATTCAGAAAGCTTACCTTCTAAATATCCTTATGATATGCCGGGATTATCAGAAAATATATTTAGATTAGATTTTGATAAACGTATTGATGTAATACCTGTTAGTGATCCTAACATTCCTTCATCAGCACATAGACTTATGATGACACAAATGGCTATGCAGTTAGCTCAAACAGCACCTCCGGGTATGTTTAACATGGAAGAACTAAATAGAACTCTTTTATCTGCAGCTAATATACCAAACTTAGATAGAATACTACCATCTAAGCCAGAGTCTATGCCACTTGATCCTGTTACAGATATTGAAGCAGCAACCAAAGGTCTACCAATAAAAGCATTTGTAGGACAAAACCATGATGCACATATTCAAATTAAGACTATGTTCTTACAAGACCCTATGAATGGTGGTAATCCTATCATGCAAAGAGTATCTCCTATATTACAAGCTAATATACAAGAACATACAGTTATGAAATATCAAGAACAAGTTAATGGTGTTACAAAACAAATGATGTCTCAAGCTCCTGAAGGAGATACTAATACTAATAATCCTGCAGTTATTGAACAAATTATGGTTCAAGCAGCACAGCAAGTTATGCAAGCTAATCAAGCGGCAGCACAACAAGGAGGTTCTCCTGAACAGCAAATGGTTAAGCTTGAAGCACAAAGACTTGACCTTGAAAAGCAAAAGATACAAGCACAAATTGCTAAAGAAGCAGCAGAGGGTGCATTAAAACAACGTGACCTAGATATCAAAGAAGAAAAGATAGCATTAGATGCATACAAAGCAGGTGCAACTAGTTTAATGGAAGCAGATGAAAAAGAAAGAGATAGGAATAGTAAGACTGCTATTGCTTCTGTAAAAGTTCTTGCTGATCTTATTAAACAAGAAGAAGGTCAAAAAGGTACTGAGAGCATTAAGGCTGCTGATATGATTACTAAATTATTATCAGATGCTAAAAAAGGAAAATAAATGTTACAAAATGAAATACAATCAATTCTTAAAAAAGAAATGGAAGGATTAAAAATTTCCCTTGCATCTGGAGCTTGTTCAGATTATCCTATGTATATGAATACTGTTGGTCGTATTGCAGGTTTGGAATGGGCATCAGTAGAAATTAAAAGAATAGTTAATACAATTATACATGAAGAGGATGATGATTAATGCAAGTAGTTACTATGGGAAATGCTTTAAAAAACGATGAGTGGATATCAGAAGAAGGAGTAGCTGATCCTAAAATATTACCTGAAATACCGGGATATCATATATTGGTTAGACCGGTATCAGTAAAAGAAAAAACTAAAGGTGGTATCTTTATACCTGACTCAACTAAAAACGATATAGCTTATCTTACAACAGTAGGAAAAGTTTTAAAGGTAGGTGATAGTGCTTATCTTGACCAAGCTAAGTTTCCAAAAGGAGCTTGGTGTAAAGAAGGAGATTATGTTTGTTATGGTAAACATACTGGACAAAAGTTTTCTTATAAAGGTTACAAATTAATTTTATTGTTTGATGACCAAATATCTATGATAGTAGGTGACCCTAAAGAGTTAGACCCTACATTTAATTTATCAAATTAATTATATACTTACTATTGTAACTTAATGTTATTTATATTACAATATAATTATTACGTAATTCGTTTGTTTCGTAAACTACGGGAAGGAGACATTTAATGTCTGAAGAAAAAACTGAGTGGACTTCAATAGACTCTTCTGCTAATAAAGAAGTTGAAGAAAAAATTGAAATCGAAATTGAAGGACAAGAAAAAGAAGTAGATGCTGCTGCTCCTATTAAAAGAGAAGAAGGCATAGCTTCAGAACTACCTGAGAAAAAAGAAAGTATTTCAGGTGCTGAAAAACGTATAAGACAATTAGTTCGTCAAAAAAAAGAACGTGATGAACAGATTGATTCTTTAGTAGCTAAACAAGTAGAACTAGAAGAAAAATTAAAAACAAAGCAAAAAGAAGCTGAGACTAGTTTTTCTAAAAGTTTTGAAGATACTGAACAACAATTAAAGAGTCGTATTGAAATGGCTCAGATGGTTTATAAACAGGCTCTTGAGTCTGGAGAAACTGATTTAATTGTTAAGGCACAAGAAAACTTATCTAATGCTCAAGGTGATGCTACAGCTTTAAAAGTAAATAAACAACAGTTTCAGTTAAATACTTCTAGAGTTGAAGAAGAACCTAAAGCAGTTAATAAGCCTACTACAAAACCATCGTTTGATAAACAAGCTGTGGAATGGGCAGGCAAAAATCCTTGGTTTGGTCAAGATCAGGTAATGACAACATTAGCTCTTGAACTTGATAACCAATTAAAAGGAGAAGGTTTTGATCCTTCAGAACCCGAATTTTATGAGGAGATAGATAGCAGATTAAGGAATCAATATCCTCAAAGATTTACTAATGAACGTCAGCAGGATACGTCAATCCCTGCTCAAGTAGTCGGAGGAACGTCACGTAATCCTTCATCCACATCTAAGAATAAAGTCAGACTATCTAAAGAAGATATAAGACTAGCTGAGAAATGGGGAATACCACTTGAACAATATGCTGCAGAAAAACTAAAAGTGGAACGATCCGATGGTGAGTACACTTCAGTCTATAATGCTAATTAACGTGGAGGAAAATTAAAATGGCACGTATAAATATAAAAGAATCACGTAATGTTGAAGCTCGTGAACTCAATACTAGGGAACAAGATATGGAATATAGAGAACCTAATTTACTAGATATTCCTGAAAATGTTAAAGATCGTTTTGCTAATGAGGGCATGGCTCTTCGTTGGATACGTATAAATCTTCGTGGCAAAGATGATTATCAAAATGTTGGCAAAAGACTACAAGAAGGCTGGCAGTTTGTAGAACTAGCTGAAGTTCCTGAAATGCAACATACATCTTTCGTGAGAGATGAAGGTCGATATAGTGGTTCAGTCTGTCGTGGAGACTTAGCACTAGCAAAAATGCCTATGCAAAAGGCACAAAGTCGGCAAAAGTATTATGAAGGTCAAAGTTCAGAAATGGTTGATGCAGTTAATCAACAGTTAATGAGCCAAAGTGACAGTCGTATGCCTATAAGAAATAATAGTAAAACTCAAGTTACTAAAGGAAGAACACCTTCATTTCAAAGTTAGGTTTGAATAGGGTCGGAACTTTTGGTAAGTGCAATTTTTTAATTAAGGAGAATGAATAATGACTACAACTAAAGCATTGTTTGGCTTCCGACCTTCTCGTAAAAAAGGCAATAACCCTAATAACGAGGGAGTCAGTGAATACCCTATAGCTTCAGGCTATGCAGCAAATATTTTTACTGGTGATCTAGTAAGAATAAATGCAGGATATTTACAAGCCATTACAACTGTAACTGAAATTGCTCAAGGCATATTTCAAGGAGTTAGATACACTGAAAATGGTGAACAGAAGTTCGGTAGATACTGGCCCTCTGGTACATCAGCCACTGATATCTATGCAATGGTAAATGACGATCCTTCTACAGTATTTGAAGTTCAAGCCGATGCTTCTGTTACTGCAGGAGATTTATATGGCTCTCAAAACTTTGGAGTTACATTAGGAGCTGGAAGTACTTTTACAGGTAACTCAGGTCATGGTATTGAAGCTGCTTTAAGAAGCAGTAGAATTTCTATGGTAAGAGCATTAGACCCTGTAATGGAACCGGGAAATGACGTTGCTAGTGCAACTGAACGTGCATTTTTAAAACTTAATGTTCGTATAATTCAACATACAGATATGTTCATGGACTGTGCTGTTACTGCACCGACCACTGTAACTAATCTTATATTCACTTAAGATAGGGAGAATAAAATATGGCTATAAATAGAGGAAGTATTGCTAAAGAACTTCTCCCCGGTCTTAATGCTGTTTTCGGCATGGAGTATGGGGAAGTTGCTAATGAGCATGCACCTTTGTTCGACACTGAAAATTCAGATCGAGCATTTGAAGAAGAAGTATTATTTACAGGTTTCGGTACTGCACCAACTAAAAGTGAGGGTGCTGCTGTAACTTATGATAATGCTCAAGAAAGTTATGTAGCAAGATATACACATGAGACTGTGGCTCTTGCCTTTGCTGTAACTGAAGAAGCAATGGAAGATAATCTATATGATACTTTTGCTAAATTAAGAGCAAGAGGATTAGCTAGAGCAATGGCTAATACAAAGCAAGTAAAAGCTGCTGATGTATTTAACCAAGGATTCTCAACAGCAGCTGCTGGTGGAGATGGACAGCCTTTCTTTTCGGCTTCTCATCCAACTGTAGGTGCAGGTTCTCAATCCAATACTTTAGGAGCTACTGATTTATCTGAAGCTGCTTTAGAATCTTCATTGATTACTGTTTCAAAAGCTAAAGATGACAGAGGTATTTTAATTGGTTTACAAACTAAATCACTTCATATACCTTCTGATTTAGCCTTCACAGCAGATCAAATACTAAATAGTACATTATCAACTGCAATAGGAGTTAACCCTACTACTGCTGCTAATGGTGCTACTAATGTTAATAATATTAACTCAATCATGAACCAAGGTTTAGTACCGGGAGGTTTCTATGTAAATAGAAGATTTACCGATACTAATGGTTGGTACTTAAAAACTGATTGTCCTAATGGTACTAAAATGTTTGTACGTTCACCACTACAAACTAAAATGGAACCAGACTTTGATACTGGAAACTTAAGATTCAAATCCCGTGAAAGATATAGCTTTGGCTTTTCTGATTGGAGAGGTTTCTATGGTTCTTCAGGTTCATAATAATTTAGGTTTAAATTAATTAACTAATAATGGGAAGGGTCATTGCATCCTTCCTATTTTTTTTGTATAATAAGGTATACAAATTTATTTTTATAAAGGAAAAATAATATGTCAACTACAATGAGAACAGGATTTGTTACAGGAAGTGGAGCAGTCTTAGATGTTACCTCTGATGCAGCAATATCTGATACAAGAATTAGAGCTATAAATTATTCAGGTGTTGGTACATTTTTAATTACAGGTACGTCTGCTGATGCAGAAGGAAATACTAATGGAAGTAATATTAAATTTGTAGGTACTACTGCTAACGACACAGGTTCAATCTATTTGCCTGACTTAGGTATAAGGATGCCCGGTTCAGTAATGGTTTCAGCACCTACTTCAGCTAGTACTGTGACAATTTTTTATGGCTAATTATACTTATCTTGTAAATGATATTCTTGAAGCTGCTGAAAACGACAGCACAGAATTTTTAAACTATATTCCTAAGATGATTTATAGAACAGAAGAAAGATTAACACGTGATCTAGACGATTATGGTTTAGTTTCTTATACGTCTGTAGCTGTGTCTAGTGGTAATAATCAATTAACTTTACCATCAGGAACAAGAATACTTAAGAATATAAATATTGTAGCTAACACTACAAAAATAAATTTATTACAAAGAACTGATGAATATATAAATGACTATTGGAATGTAAGTGCAAGTACAGGTACACCACAATATTATGCAAGACGTAATAATGTAACAGTGTTAATAGCACCAACACCTGTATCAACTTTTAATGGGGAGGTGGTCCACATATCGAGACCTACTACATTGACATCTGCAACAAATACAAATTATTTTACTGATTATTGTTATGATGCTTTATTTAATGGTAGCATGGTTGAAGCTATGATCTTTAATAAAAACTATACTGCTGTTCCTTTGTTTGAAGGAAGGTATGTAGAAGCAATACAAAGTTTACGTAATCAGTCAAGAAGAACAAGAAGAGATGACATGCAGAATCCTACAAGTCCTGCAGGTGCAGACAATCCAATTATAGGAGGAAATTAATATGCCCGGAAAAAAGAAAAGATTTGGTAAAACTAAAAAAGTTTTAAATACTCTTAAAAATTTTGGAGTAGGAATGTTAGGAACTGCTCCACTTGATTTAATGGAGTTAGGATCAGCAGGAGGAATGGGATTAAAAGCTGCTCTTGGTTTAAAAAGTGGTGGAAAAGTTTCTTCAAAAATTAAAAAACCAAGTCACAATAGATTATATTAGGAGATTAGTATGAGCAGTGGTATAACAGCTATTCCAAAAGTTATAAGTGTAGGTAAAGATATTTTAGGTTTATTTACATCAGTAGGTAAAGGTGTAAAAAATAAAACAAAACAAACTAAAAATATAAATCGTAGAAACTCTATTCAGAATAAAACTACTGGTCAAATAAAAACTAATCAAGGCACAGGTACTAAGGTAGGTGTTACTCAAGCTCAAGATAAAG